CTACTTGGGCATTTGGATCACTTGTATCTAATCCACCTGCTTCTGCTGCAGATAATGCAGCTGATCCTAAAGATCCTATTGCAAATGAAGCTAGTGTGCCTTTAGTTTTTTTACTAAGAGCGCTTTGAAAAATTCTTTCTCCACCAATGTCCTGACCCTGAGCAAGTCACTCCACTTGTTTATGGTTCTAATTACTGCGACGATTTAGATCGCATCAATTACGCAAAGCAAAGAATCAAGGAATTAGAACACGCAATCCACTGCTGGGAGGAAAATGACAATTCATATTGATCCTGATTCTGATCTCTTTGACGGTCTATCTGATGAAGAGATTAATGAATTAATAGAACAAATAGAGGCTGAAGAGTATTGGTCTTACAATGGTCATCCCTCTTTAACAGTACAACAACGTAACCCTAATTTAAAATGACTGAACAAAAAGAAGGCTTTGATTCATTAGGTTTTTCAGAACGAGTCAAGAATTGTCTTGATGTTTTATCTGAACTACCAGATTTTGAGAAGCATCAAATTGCAATTCTATTGATGGCATCTTTGTTGAAGGATGATGATGTAGAAGACTGTGCAATGCTGATGGTCGAAGGAATGAAAGAGAAAAATATAAAACTAATGTCTAATTGATTACTGTAAATAAGAATAATTATTATTTCTGCCCATAAAAAAAGGAGGACTTCATGCCCAGAAGTAAAGTCCAAAGCTTGAGGGATTGCCCATGTTTATCTCAAGCTATAAGGACTGTCTATAACAGACGAAAACGTGGTAAAGCAGATGGTGATAACTGGTTAATCGCTATGGATCATGTCAAAAAGATCCTTGGAAATATACCAGTAAATGCAATCACTACTCAATCAGTGAATCAGGTTGTTGATGCACTACAAGGAAGGCCATATCACAACACTAATAAGACAATAAATAAAAAGGTTTCTGCCTTAAAAGTCTTATTAATGGATATGGAAGACGATGGTTTTTGTGACCTAATTAAATTTCCAAGAAGATTAAAAGAGGAGAAGGGAAGAATACATTTTCTTACAGAGGAAATGGAAGATGACCTACTAAACACTTTTCTTTCTTGGAAGTTATATGTACACCATGACTTTGTTAAATGTTTAATAGACCTTGGTTGTAGGAGAGGGGAGCTTCTTGGATTGCAAAAAATGTATATTGATTTTCAATTGAATCAAATTACTTTTGCACAAAGGAAATGTGATAACCCTATTAGTGTTCCTATGACTGATACTGTTCAGCAGATTTTGCGTCCTTATTATTTGAAGTGTAAACCTGCTGATAAGTTGTTTCCTTATAGTGAAGACTGGGTTACTAAAACATGGAATAAAGCTAGGGATTACTTAGGTTTTGCAGAAACAAAATGGTATGTGCCTCATATATGTAGACACACCTGTGCAACAAGGCTGGTTCAACGTGGAGTTGAACTTGGAATTGTTAGAGATTGGTTAGGTCACTCTAGTATTTCTATGACCTGTCAGTATGCACATTTTGCACCTAAGCAATTACATGGAGCAGTTCATGTATTAAATGCAGAAAAAACAATGTCTTCAGTGACATAAACACAAGGAGTTACTAATGGATCAAGCCCAGATTCAGGTCGAAATAGAGACCGAGATGATTGGTCGTGGGTGGCAAAGCTACCAAAGAAAAGTCCAGTTGAATATTGAAAAGGGTAGAGAGTCAGACAATCCTTATTGCGTCAACATGATGCAAGCAGGACTTGGATCTTTATCAGAAGCTATTAGTTTATTTTGTGATAGAGCATGGAAAGGGAAACCAGGACCAAAAGCTATAGCAGCTGTTTTACTTAGTGAATTTCCTGACCATGATGTTGTTAGTTATATAACGTTCAAGGCAATTTTAGATAGTGCTGGTAATCACTTACCTACAGCCGCTGGTGTTGCTATTAAGATTGGTAATTTATTAGAAGATGAGCTGAGGTTTTCTATTTTTGAAGAGAAAGATCCTAAGTTTTTCAAGCAACTAAAAAATCATATTAGTGATACTAAACATCATGTGTATAGAAGGAGTATGATGCTTGGTCACATGAGAAATAAAGGTTATCAATTTAAGAATTGGAATAAACATGACAAATTAAGAGTTGGATTAAAGTTAATAGAATTAATGATGCAATCTGTAGGTTTAATTCAACTAACAACTAGAGGTAATTTTCATAATAAGACTAGAAGAACTTATATAGAATTTACAGAAGCAAGTATGGCTTGGATTAAAAGGCAAAGGAGTAATAGATTAGCTGCTTATCCATTATTTATGCCATGTTTAATTAAGCCTAGAGACTGGCCTGATGGTGGTTATTATTCGGAGAGATTACGGAAGCTTAAAGAAGTAAAGACAAGAGACTTATTGTATTTATGTAAGTTAAGGCATAACAAACCAATAGCTTTTTATGATGCTCTTAACTCATTACAAGGTACAGAGTGGGAGGTCAATACAAAGGTTTTAGATGCTGCTAATTACTGTTGGGATACAGGTACACAGGTAGGTGGATTAATAGATGCAGAACCTTTAGCTGTACCACCTAAACCATTTGATATAGATACTAATGATATCTCTCGCAAGAAATGGAGAAGAGAAGCAGCAGTTATTCATGACATCAATGCCCATAACAGAGCAAAAAGATTTCAATGTCTTACGTTACTGGATACTGCTGATAGATATAAAGATGAATCTCTATTTCATGTTCAGCAAGCAGATTTTACCGGACGTATTTATCCGGTATCAGGGCTATTTAATCCACAAGGAAATGATTTAGCTAGAGGATTTCATAGGTTTGCTAAGGGTGCTCCCATTAAGAATGAAACAGATGCGAACTGGTTGGCTATTGCTGGTGCTAATCATTGGGGATTAAGTAAAGCTAGTTTTAAAGAACGTATTGAATGGGCTTATGCAGAGGGAAGGCATATTGCTTGGGAGGTAGCAGGTAATCCTGATAGTTATATTCCACTGTGGAGTAAAGCAGAAGAACCATTTCAGTTCTTAGCTTGGTGTATAGATTTCTCTGCTTACTTAGAACAAGGATTTGGTTTTATTAGTAAGCATCCTGTCTTATTGGATGGAACTAATAATGGGTATCAACATTTTGCTGCTCTTTCCTTAGATAAAGACCTTGCTAGTTCAGTAAATTTATGCGAGTCAGAAGAACTCCAAGATTTATATGAAAACATAAGAACAAATTTAATTGTTAATCTTTCTAAAGATGAAGATTTCTATGCACAAGATTGGTTTGCTCATAGAGAATTTATAACAAGAAAACTTATCAAGAAACCTATAATGATGATTCCGTATAGTGGTACAACTTATGGGATTAGTTTACAACTAAAGGATTATGTCTCTAAACAAGGAGTTAATGTTCCTTGGGGTACTGATAGTTTTAAACATTATAAATTCTTAGCAGAAAAGATAAAAGAAGCAGCTGCTAATGTATGTCCTACCTCTACAGATATAATGAATTACTTGAATAGTATTGCTAGATGTTTCTCTAAGGAAGGTAAACCTATTCAGTGGGAAACACCATCTGGATTCTTAGTTAAACAGAGTTATTACAAGTGTAATAGTAAACAAATCAAGACCAAGATGGGCTATAACACTATCAAGTTATCTATTCAAGAAAACACAGAAGAGTTAGACACAAGAAGAACTACTCAAAGTTTTCCAGCTAATTTTATTCATAGTTTAGATGCAGCTAATGTTCATCTAGCTTTACAGAAAGCAAAGAGTAGAGAGATAGATCAAGTTTGTACAATACATGATTGCTTTGGTGCTCCTGCTGGACACATAGAAGGATTTATTAACTGTGCAAAAGAAAGTTTCGTACAAATTTATCAAGAGAATGTATTAGATGATTTATATAATCAATCAGTCAAGCAATTAGATAAGTCAGATAAATTATCAAGACCATTAGATATGGGAGATTTTGATATTAATGAAGTTATGTCAGCTCCTTATGTATTTAGTTAATAGGGAGTGACAAGAGACAAATGAATAGTAATATGACATTTACGCAAGATAGACGTTTACGGCTATTTAGCGATTACAACAGATCCACTAAACGAATCTCACACATGATTAAATCCGAAATTCTAAACGTCACAACACCGATTTCTAAATTCCAATTTGCATGGATTTGCGAGCCTGATACAAAGTTCGATCCTATGGGGGAATGGAGAATCACTTGTCTCATTGACCCAGAAGAATCACAGGAAATTGAAAAGCAACTGACTGACCTTCTTGATAGATGGAAAGCTCAACTAAAAGCTGCTAATCCAAGCAAGAAATTCAAACTTGCTCAACTTCCTTGGGGATTTGAAGAAGTTACTGATGGAGGTGAAACTAAGCCTTACTTTAAAGTCAAAGCAAAGACAAAGGTAGGTGGTAGTAGACCTGATGGAACTGTCTGGAAGAACAGACCACCAGCTTTATTCAATGCTGACGGTTCTCCGATGACGGAAGAACAAAAGCAAAGAGTAAACAAATGTGGTCCTGGTACTACTGGTCAAGTCAACTTGCGTTGTAGTGGTTGGGAAACTGCCAGCTTTGGAGTTGGTATCAAACTTCAGATCGAAGCAGTAATGATCAAACACCACGTTGAATATGCAAGAAGTGCAACTGGATATGGATTTCAAACGGACTCGGAGGCACAAACCTTCGATACCCAAGAAGCCCAAAACCAAGAGCAACAAGAAGCAGTTGCAGCAGCAGACGAGTTCTGAGAATTACAGAAGTAAATTTGAAGCTGGAATTGCCGCTACCCTAAACAAAAATAAAGTCGCTTTTAGTTATGAATCCTTGGATCTTAAGTACATCCTCAGTTGCACTTACAAGCCTGATTTTATACTCAATCAAAATGGGATCATCATTGAAACTAAAGGTTTCTTCTCCCCAGAAGACAGACGCAAAATGCTTGCAGTTAAGGCGGCAAATCCCAGTCTAGATATACGCTTTTGTTTTCAGAACGCTAAGACAAAACTAAGTCGTGGCAAAAAGAGAAGTCTTTCTTATGGAGCTTGGGCTACTAAGAATGGCTTTCTCTGGTGTCACAAAACAATTCCTTCTGACTGGTATCAATGAACTGTAAAGAACGCATTGAATACGCAGAACAAAGAATCAGAGAGATTCAGTTGTTAATTAAACATTGGAAAGAAAATGACAGAAGACTCGAACAAGTACGTCAAGAAAAGTCCTTGTCCTGAATGTGGCAGTAAAGACAATCTTGCCGTCTATTCAGACGGTCATGCCTTTTGCTTTGGTTGTCACTATCGCAAACCTGCTCCAACTGAAACCAAACCAAAGAGCAAACTTTATTATTCACGAAGCCCAGTGATGACTAATCCTCTAATCAAATTTATAACGCCTAAAGCCTTACCTAAACGTGGTATCTCAGAAGAAACTGCCAAGTTTTTTAACTATGGAATAGCTGAATATCATGGTCAACCAGTACAGGTAGCTTCTTATGAAGATCAATTAGGTAGACCAGCTGCACAACATGTCAGGTTTAAAGATAAAAGATTTATATGGGTAGGTGATTGTAAGAACGTTCAATTATGGGGACAAAAGTTATGGAGAAATCATGGTGGATATGGAAATGCTTTTGCTGTTATTACTGAAGGTGAAATAGATGCAATGTCTATATCACAAATACAAGGAAATAAATTTCCAGTAGTAAGTTTGCCCTCTGGTGCTCAATCCGCTAATAAGTATTTAGCTGCAAATCTCAAATGGCTAAATCAATTTTCCAGAATTGTTCTCTGCTTCGATTCAGATGAACCAGGAGAAGCAGCCTCAGAGAAAGCAATTGAAATATTACCTGCTGGAAAAGCAGCTATATGCCGACTACCAAGAAAAGATGCTAATGAAATGCTCCTCGCAGGGGAGGGGGAAGAGCTTAAAAGTTTGTTGTGGAAGGCGACACCTGTTAGACCGGATGGAATTTTAAATGCTTCTAATCTTTGGGAGGAATTTAAAAAGGAAGGTACTTCTTCTATCTGTCCTTTTCCTTATCCAAAGTTAGATCAATGCACAAGAGGATTTAGAAAATCTCAAATGATCTGCATAGCAGCAGGATCAGGAACAGGGAAAAGCACAATTTGTAGAGAGTTTGCCCATCATTTTTTGAAGAACAATTTGACGGTTGGTTATATCGCATTAGAAGAATCAGTGCAAAGAACTATGCAAGGGATACTTGCTGTAGAACTAAATGAACCTCTACATCTAAAGGATAATGTTGAAGAGGTGGAAGGAGTAAAAGAAGCTTTCGATAAATTATTTGGTACAGAAAAACTATTCCTTTATGACCACTTTGGTTCAATGGATCCAGACAGGATGATTGAACAAATAAGTTATATGGCAACAGCTGAAGGAGTTGATGTAGTAATACTTGATCATCTAACAATGGTTGTTAGTGGTCTTGCTGATATAGATGAGAGAAGAGCAATAGATGTAACCTGCACAAAATTAAGACAGGTTGTTGAAAGTACAGGTATTGCTTTAATTCTTGTCAGTCATTTAAGAAGACCACAAGGTACATCACATGAACAAGGACAACAGGTAAGCACCTCTGATTTGAGGGGTAGCTCGGCAATTTTGCAACTATCAGATCTTTGTATTTCAGCGGAAAGAAATCAACAAGGAGACCCTGCTGAAAGAACAGAAATGCAACTTAGGATTTTAAAAAACAGACATACAGGTATGACAGGACCAGTGGATAAACTTTTATATGACGAAAATACAGGTCGTCTTTCTATACCTATGTCCACCTACTTTGGTTCTTAATCATGACCTTATTAATAGATGCTGATTGGTTACTTTATTCTTCCTGCTGTAGCTGTGAGCAAAGTATCAAATGGGATGAATGGCTTCACACCCTTCATGCTGATGAAAGAGACATCCATGAAATGATTGATTCAAGAGTTCAGCATTATCAAAGAATTGCTGAAGATGATCAGGATGTTGTTATGTGTTTCACTCAATATCCAACCTTCAGACACACAATATTTCCTGACTACAAAGCTAATAGAAAGGACAGACGTAAACCTTTAGCACTTAAAAAAACAATAGAGCAAGTATCAGAACGATATGAATCTGTTAGTTATATAGGTCTTGAAGGTGATGATGTTATGGGTTTACTAGCCACATCAAAGAAGTATCCAAATCCCATAATCGTTTCTGTTGATAAGGATATGAGGTCAGTTCCTTGTACCTTACTTGCTAGTGATGACATGGAATTAATTACCAAAAGAAAAGCAGATAGACACTGGATGATTCAATCTTTAACTGGAGATTCAACAGATAATTTTAAAGGCTTAGAAAAGGTAGGACCAGTTACTGCTGAAAAGATTCTTGGTGATGCAAAAACGTTAGAAGCTATGTGGGAAAAAGTAGTAGAAGCATATAAAAAAAAGAAGCAAACATTTGCTGATGCAATTCTTACTGCTCGTCTTTCTCGCATTCTTCGAGAAGGAGATTATGACTACAAAACAGGAGAAGTTTCTTTATGGACTCCATAGAATTTCTTTTAAATACTGAAAGCAATTAATATGTCTGATATACTCTCAAGCCAAATGTGAACTACAATAATTCTGAACCTCTTCCTTTTCCTCATCTATCTGATGATTTGATCAGGGCTTTGGATAGTCATTATCCACATCGACATCCAGATCTATCTTTAACTGATAGAGAAATCTGGTATCGGGCTGGTCAAAGAGCTGTTGTTGATTTCTTAATAGAACAACAATCCAGACAAAAGGAAAACATGTTAACCAACGTTTTGGAGAATCAAGTCTGATGTGCCCTCCCGTAGTAGCAGCCTTACCTGCGATAGCTAAAACAGCAGCAATAGCCTATGGAACAGGTAAAGCAATAGATGCTGTAGGAGCATTGGCTAATCGTGGGAAAGCAACAGCAACGAATACATTAGTTGCTCAACAAGAACTAGCAAGACTTAAGGGTGAAAACCCCTTGAGAATGGTTAATCCTGCAACAGTAGGAGGAGCATCTTTACTAGGTGGAACACAGCAAACAGCTCCATTACCAGAAGCAAGAGCTTCAGCTATAACAACAGGAGGTAATAGAGCAACAGTTGGAGATACTGGTCCAAGTAAAGTTAAAAGTTCTGCTGGTGGGAAATTAGCAAGAGGTGTTGTTAGAAGAGGATTGAGAGGTTTAAGAATTGATTTAGGCCAAACAGCTTCTGCTTTAGGAAACAACCTTAATTACGGTTAACAAATGGATCTTGCTAAAAATGTTACTGCTGCTGCTAGATATGAGCAGCTT